GATGCCATCTGTGGGGTTATAGGTGATCCACTTCCGGCGGACTGCCAGGCGGAGTGCTTGTTTGATCTGCGACCAGATTTCACTCTGGGTCCGAGAGCCGACAGGGCGATCGCGAATCTCAGACATAAGGTTGTCTTCTATCAAATCGCCATCGATGTAGCTGAGCTTGATTGTCGACAGTGGCACGCCATCGATCTTGATCGACGGAATGTGCGTCTCGATCATCGCGCGGAGTTTCCGGTAATGAGCGACGGTGCCATCGCCGTTCGCGGCGCGGCCATCGAAGCTGGCGAGCAGGGCGTCGATCGCATCGCCGAAGGTCTGGTCGCGGCTGGAGACACCGCCGTAGTTCTCGACCTGGTTGTTGAGAACAGCCATGTAGGCCTCGGCGTCTGCCTTCTTCGTGAACGGCTTGCCTTCAGCGTTCTTACGAATGTGGCGTGACGGGAATCCGGGCTTCCCAGATTGCTGCTCTAATTTGCAATCAATCCTCCAGCGCTTCAGGCCGCGATCGTTCGTTCTTTTACTTTTGTCAGGCGCAACGTGCATGTTTGAATCTCCCTTATTCGGCGACAACGTGTCACCGTTAGAGATCATATAGGCACTAAATCTGAAGGGTCAAGGTACGCCAGAGGTACGCCAAGCCCTTTTTAAAGCACTGCGGGGTCCAACGAAAAACGCTGAACCCCGCAGTTTAACTGGCTCCCCGGGCCGGACTCGAACCAGCGACATGGTGGTTAACAGGCTGAAAAATAGATGTTTTCTCCGTACTTCTCGTGGAGAAAGTCGCAGTTATCCGCCATTTTGTGGAGACGCTCACCACGCGCTGAACGTGCTGGCATGAGATGCAGGTACGCCAGAGGTACGCCAACCCATGTCACCGGGGGGTGACAAATCAGTTGACCACTTCAGCCGTTCCCTCGATGAGTAGCGGATCGTGGAGCTCCTGCGCCACCTCCTCGCTGCCACCTGAGTTGGTCATCCAGGTCAGGGTGATCGAACCATCACCACCCTGCGCGACTTGGGCGATACCCCGTTCGCCGAATTGTTTCGGGTAGAGTTTTGAGCTCAGCCACCTGACGTGCTGGGCGTAGTCTCTCATGGCCGAGACCTGCTCTTTCGTCCACGAGTTATCGCCGTCGATCACGGCCTGGTATCGAGCGAGGACATCATCGTTGAGCCGGGACACTCCCCGGGTCTGAGCGTTACGAAATCTTTCATCGAGCTCAGGGTCTTTATCCCTCCAATGGGTGATGGTCTTGCGAGGCACATTGCTGACGCGGCAAGCCTGTGAGTACGAGAGGCCATCATGCATCAGCTCGACAAGCTGGTCTTCGAGCTCAGGCGTGCGCCGATTATAAATGCGTTTTTTGGTCACTTCTTTTTCTTCTTCGGCTTCTTGGGTTTCTTCTTCATGGATGCAGGCTTCTTCGCATAGCCGACGATCTTGGGCATCGCTTACTCCTTTGGTAAACCGACGCTGTATCCAACGCCGCGTTGATAGGTCAAAACTTCCAACCGGTTGTCCTCAGCTTTTGAAATATGAACCCATCCCGAATCGGGTCTGCCATCCCAGCATTCGAGAATGAGTTGATCGAAATTGAGATTGTCCTGGCACCACCGAGCGAGCTCCAGATTCGAGACGCCTGGCAGCTCGATGTCTACAGCTTCACCCTTGCAGTGCTGGCTCGTGCGGCTACCACCGATCCGATCGTTTAGCTCCTCGCATCGGAACCCGGAGGAGGGTGCAAACGGCACATCAAACGTCACGCGGATTGGTTCGAGGATTTCTGCTGCAATTTTTTTCAGACAGATCATCTGATCGCTGTCAGGCGAGTTATCAATGCCACAACGCTCTGCCGTCTGCGACCTGGTGAACTCACGCAAAGTGAAATGCTCGGAGAGATTCATTTTGTGTGCTTCATGTTCTCTCTTGCCACGCCACGCCACTTTTCTGCCGAGCGCATGCCACCCAGCCCCAGCAGTGACATCGTCAACGGGAACAAGCCTTCAGCGGGGATTGATGGAATCGGTGTGCCAGGTGCCCAGAGCGTGACCCCCCAGATCACGATCGGCTGCAGCAGGAATTGCCAACCCAATGCAATCGCGCAGATCCACATGATTGCAGGTCTAGCCCCCGCCACGAAGATACTGGGATGCTTGGCTTGCTCGATGTTGGCTTGGCTTTGCGCCAGCATGCCAGCAGCCTCTGCCTGAACAAGCGCCTTCTCCATCTCGACCTTTGCCTTAGCTTGCAAATTCTTATCTGGCACCAGGCGATCGATAACTGTGCTTGCCACCGGCAGGATTGAGCTAATCAATGCGCTAATCATCTCAGTCTCCGTTCCTTCCGATCTCTCTCAATTGCTCTTCCAGTTCATCCCTGCGCTCACTGCGCGTGCGCGGCCTCTCCTTCTTGGGATCGATCCCCCAGATCGTCCTTGCGACCTGGTCGTGCGCGTTGAGTTCCTCACCCAGCAAACGGGTGCGGTCCACCAGGCGGATCAGGATGGTTTTGACTTCGGTGATCTGTTGAGAAATATCCCGCTGCTCTTCATCGATCTCTGCAGCGATCTCGGTGAGCTGGCGGGTGAGGTCTGTGGAGAATTTAGTGAGCAGCCATCGAATGATGTACCAGAGCGCGTATGCCGCGACGGCAGCAGTCAGCAGTGGAATGCCGACCTGCTCGACGAGCTTGATGAACTGCGTTATCGACACTTGTGATCATCTCAGCACGAGAGAAATCAACAGTAGAAGGATCGCCCCCGTCGATGTCAGCAGGATACGCTCGACGCGCTTGAGGCGTGAGTTCTGCTGGCGGGTTTCGGAGCTGCAGGACACCACATGCTCACGGACCTGCAGCATCAGTTCATCGATGCGCTGGTGCGCGGATGCGACCGTCCTGCGATCAGGCGTCATCTAAGCAATCATCAAAATACAAGGTACGGCGAAAGATCCGTCCTCATATTCATGAATTCTGGTGCTGGCAGTCACTCTGGCAATCGTCTTTGATCTCACTACATCATCATCTTGAATTTTAGCTGTTCCATCTCCTGCTGATTCCAGAAGATCGCCAACCTCTCCATCGAAATCACTTCCGACACGAATTACATAATCGCCCGACTGCGCGATCACGAGATCGTTATAATTTTTCTCTTCTTCTGTATCGGATTCATACTTCTCGAAAACACCCAAGACAGCTTTGTCCGATTCCGCATCAGAGATTTTACAACGAGTAAGCTGGTTATTTTCCTTCAAGGATATCGTTCGCGTGTCGCCTTCCTCGTCCTCATAAGAGTCGCCATCTGCCAGCCCCAAACTAAGTTTCATCGAGCTTATTTTCTCACGCGGCACGACTACGCCGCCCTTTACCAGCGTGGTGTCTGTCCATGATTCCATCCACCACTGACACATCTCATCGATGCCTGACATCACAGTCCCGAGAGGAATTTCTGTTTTGGCGTTATTAGCAAGCTGCGACCATCTCGAAAGATGAGCGCCGTTATATGATACAGTCGTTCCGCTGACGGAAATGGTTCCCTCAGTGCTGTTCGCCTGTTGGATTTCAATAATCGTGCCGTCATTGCTTTGACGATTGAGAAGTAAAGGATGTGAGGAGAGGCTAGTGCCGTAAGCATTACTCTGTGTGCTCGGCGTGCCTGCGAAATCCCACCCCGCTGTGCCTACGTCTCCTTCCGAAGTTTTACCGAATAGTATTCGATTCCCCAGCCCGGCTCCGTCGTCTGTGAACGAGGCGGAGAACACTCCATCGACGGTGATCCTCATGTCTGGCGAAACAAAATATAGACCGGTGTCAGCGCTGTCGTTCCAAGTGTAAGATGGAGCATCGACAGCGCCAGCGTCCTGCATTCTGATCGAATTATCTTGAATTCTCATCTGCAAAGCACCGGCAGCGGCAATGCCAAGCTGACCCGCATTAACGATGTAAACCCCCGTATCCGTGTCTGAGGTAAACCCGATTGATGGCGCACCGGCGCTCCCGTCTGGAATGTTGAGGACAGAACCGTCGAACGTCAGATTTGCTTCGCCGTTGATACCGCCGGACCCATCTGCTGTCACAACACGGTTGTTCGCGTCATTGCTCAGAGACGCACCACCAGAGGCCCCTGTCTCCCAGGTCAGGACTCCAGCATCAGTCGATTGCAGGATTTTGTTTGAGGCAGGGAACGCAGCGGGCAGGGTGTAAACGCTGTCAGAGCAGGCATCAGGAGCTTTGAGGCCAACATAGTTGTTGCCCCCAGCGGCCAGCTCCATGAATCGGAGTTCCGTCGTGTTACCGGAAGAAGTACCGTGAGGAGCGAGAGAGAGGCCATTCGCGGCAACCACGCGAGTGGTGTCGGTACCATCCTCGTCGTATTCGATCGTCAGGTCAGGCCCAGCTCCAAATGACAGCGACATGTCATCGGCGATCTTGACGCCAGCGTTAAAGCTGGCTTCGCCAGCCGCAGACATATCGAGGGTGAGCGCCGTGATCACAGAGGCATCATCGAGACCTTTTAAAAGAATGTCTTTATCACTGACCTTTGACTCGATCACCAGGTCGGAGCTGGAGTTGGTGAGCGACCCGAAATGCGTCCCGCCCGCCTTCAGGGTGATGTCATTACCAGCCGCGTCAAGATTGATGTCAGCGACACTATCAAGCGTGATGTCTCCAGAGTTCGTGCTTTGAACTGTGACGCCCGTATGTCCGTCGATGGTTGTGGTCGAAGCCTGACTGTCCACCACCACAGCGCCTGAGCTGGTCTCGAAGCTGGCCGCTGCATCGCCGGTCGCGAGATCGTCGGCTGCAACTGAGGCCGAGACGTAGCTGTTAATCTGGCTCGCGTTCACATACTTGGTCGCGCCCGCATCATCGATGAGAAATTTATCCGTGTTTGCTATCGTTATCGACGTACCATCTGTCGCGCCATCCACCTGGACTGCCGCGCCGGAAACCTTATCTGCCGTTGAGATAGTCGCGAGCTTTGAGTCCGCTATTGCGGCTGAGGCATTTACGTCGGAATTTACGATCACCCCACTCGCAATCGAGGCAACGCCAGCAGCCGTGATAGCAATGTCTCCGGAGACAGCCTTGTTCTCCCAACGTGTGTCGGCGTTGTCATAGATTAAAACATGCGCGTCGGCGACGCTGGTGATCACAGTGTCGTCCAAAGGGCCATCGGTGACCGTCAACTCATCTCCATCGCTGTCAAACGCCAGGAATTTCGATGCACGAGCTGCCGCCGGTTCCTTGAATTCAGGCGTCGTGAGATCGGTGACCGTCTTCGAGACCTTGAGCGAGCGATCTAATGTCTCCTGCTGGTCCTGGACGATCATTGCCAACCGATCGAGCGCTTCCTCATGTGTCTCGGCAGGGAAGGCATCATTAGCTGTATAATCTGTGAGCTGCGTTTGAGGTACGACGCGCAATATGATGAGCTGCAGTGTGTCAGCAGGAGCGCTGGTCATGGTGACCGTCCCGCCGCCAGCATCGCCGACGCCACTGACCGAGTAGTGCGTGCCTTCGGTTTGAAGGGTCTCCGTATAGGGAGACGCAATCAGCCGCGTGTAGACCTTGAGATCGGTAGACGCGAGAATCTTGAAGTTATAGGCGAAAGCAGTCGTCGAGCCGTCGCCGGTAAAGGTTCGTTTATTCGTGCTGGTGGTGACGGTCATCGCGATTCTCCTAGCGGCGGTCTAAGGCTGTGGCGTATTCGCTCTTGTATAAGTTGTCTGTTTTGCTTGTCGGTTTGGCTGAAATTTTCGCCAAGGAAAGGATGTCTCTTGAGGTCGTAGACAGCCCTGTCCCGTGCTCTTTTGATCTGTTCCTGCAGGTCGGCTTTGGCCCTTTTGTTTACTTCGGCGCTCGCCCGCTGCGGCAAACCGATCTCACGCTTCCGTTGGTATCCAGATGAATTGAACTTGCGAGTCATATATTCGGCTGCGTACTTACCGGCACGCTCTTGAAAGAACTCGTATTCCTCCGGCGTAAATGGAAAGCCTGCGTATTCTCGCGGATGATGCGTCTCCCTGATCTTCAGACGCAGCATCTCTTCATCGAGGACATTGGGCTCATGCGTCGATCGGTAAATAGGTGAGATAATGTCAGGACCGAGTGCGCCCTGATTGGCGACCTTGCGGCCCCAGAAGTCGCGCATGGCCGGAGCATTACCCCAGCCAGGAATCTGCTCTTTGATCTCATCCAGGCGATCCTTGATGAAGGCCCATTCCTCATACCGTTCAAGCACGCTGTTGAAGCGCTTCTGCTGATCGATGTTGAGCTCTGACAGCTCCTGCGGCAGTGGAATGTTTTCAAGCGACCGGACACGTTCATCCATGAAGAATGCTTGTCCCCCCTGCCGAACGACGGCAGGAACAACACTGCGCGTGAAGCCGCTGATCACGTTGCCCGCATAGCGCCCAGGCTCGCTCATGGCGTCGATCACCCGCGAGAAGCCTTCCATGAAGGTCTTGTTCGTCATGTTCTTGCTGAAAGCGAAAACGATCGCCCCGCCGATTTCATCCCAGTCGTCCTGGTCAGCAAGGCCGAGCTGAGCCATTTCAACCATGTCTGCAGTGATGCCGATGATCGTCGAGTACGGCTCGCCGCCCGCATAGCTGTAATATTCGCCATCGACCTTGATCGAGTAGGGTCGCCAGCCTTGATCTATGTACCGTGCGCGCAGTCCAGGGTCTTTCGGGCCACCGCCAGTGATGTACCCACTCGCAGCCATAAAGCCGACAGTTGCCGCTGCCGTTGAACCCAGTGCCTTACGCGCTCGCGCTCGGTCCATCCTGGCTGGGTCGCCGCTGGTCATCGCATTTTTGTGGTTCTCAGTGAACCGCGCAAGTGGCGTGTGCTCGAACGCAAACGAAAAAGCGTTGTACGGTGTGGTGACAAACGGCATGAACCAGCGCATGAAGCCCACGCGCGCCGCGCCCTGTACAACTTTGCCTAACTTGGTTTCCAGCGGTTGCTGCAACGTCACGAGACGTGCCAGGTCGTCTGCTTCCTTGACCGCATTCGCAGGAGGATTGCTGACAAACTCCGCGATGAACGTCGCCGCATCGTCGTTAGACAGATTCTGCTCCTTCGCCGCACGATAGGCCTGCTGATATAAAGAGCCGCGTTGTGTGACGACTTTCCAGAACGTGTCTTCAAATTGAAGCGCTCTGGTCGGCACGCGCCCCAATGTCAGGAATGAGCCAATCGCATCCACAGCGGGTGCAAAGATGCCGCCATACTCGAAAGCCTCGGAACTGAATGCAGGCGCGCGACCCTGTCGCGGACTAGCGGTGTCCTGCAATTTTGTTCCGGCGATCGGAATTTCACCTGTCCGATATGACTTGCCAGCAGAACTAAAAGCCTCACGGATTGCCATGAGCTGACCGAAGGCCTGAGCACGCACCTCGCCGAACGTCACGCCGCCTTCACCGCCAAAGCCTCGACGGACAGAACCAATCCCTGCCGCCATAAGATTGACGGGTATCTCACCAAAGGTTGCGAGACCGGCTGATACAAAATTCTTTGTATGCGTAATCGGTCCTGAGAGCAGCAGGTTCATCCAGACTTCAAAGGCAGCGTTGGTAAACTTTTTAAACTTCGATAATTTCTGTGCCGCCTGTGCTCTCTGCCTGCCCGTGGGCAGCGCCTTATATGCCTTGGCAAGATCGGAAAGGTTGTCCTGACCGCCGAACTCCTGCATCAGATTTGCCAGGTTGATATCGCGCATTGCCCCAGCGCCCTGATCCATTGGCATGCGGAAGATTCCGAGAGATCGAGCGACCTCGGTTTGCGCGCCCTTGAATTGTGTCTGCAGATTGCTGACGAGCTCGAACTGCTGCCGGAAATTCAGCAGCTCATTTGCGCCACCTCTGATGTTGCCCTGAGAATCGATGACCTCATCAGCCATCGCATCGAGCTTGCTAACCTCTGTGTATAAAAGGTTCCTGACAGCCAAAAGAGTTTCACTGAGACCGGCACCCTCGATGATCGGCACGCCACCCGTCGTCTTCATATTCATTACTGCTCGAAGCAGTTTTTCGGGCCTCATGCCGATGTAATCAGCCAGCTCCTGTGAGACCTCATGCCGAATAACGCCGCGTGTAGCCTCATCGACCTGCAGGCGATACGTCTGCGAAGTTTTCTCGATGATGGCTAACGTGTTGCCTTCATCTGGAATCTTCGCGTCGCCACGCGCGCCAACTGCCGTGAAGTCTGTCATGCCGTCAGACACAAGCTCGGTGCGTTGAGGTTCGAGCGTCGCCCGCAGCAGCTCGTTGGTCTCGACTTCAGTCGGGAGGATGGGGTTCGACTGCTGTTTGATCCGAGCTGCGAGAGCTTCTTCAGAGAGATGTGGTTGAGATGCTGGCCTGACTGTCGGTGCTGCCTGGACGGCCTCTGGCTCAGGTGCGGCTGTACCAGGCACATCCTGCAGCTCAGGTTGATCGCGCTGCAGCCGACGCGCGGCTTCTAAATCCTTTCCACCAAAAAGACTACCGACTAAATCACCGATGCTTTTACCCAAACCGGCAACCTGAGTCGGCTGCATCTCGGGCGATACAGGCTGCATCTCGGGAGATATAGGCTGCATCCCTGGCTCTTCGACGACCGGCCCCAGCGGGGCTTCCGTGATGCCTGTGGGCACAGCACCAGCGGCAAGCATATTCAACTGCTGCGCTTTCTGTGTCGCCAATGCTGGATCAATCGCCATTCAATTCGCCCATAAAAAAACCCCGCCGGAGCGGGGCGTGATAACCACTGTGTCTATAATCATTGCGTCTGCGTCTGCTCCTGATCCTGCGTCATTTCGGCGAGACCGACGCCGCCTGTCAGCGTGAAGATTGCCTGCCCAAGCCGCTTGATCGAGTCGCGCATCTTCGCGGTGATCTTGATGTTTGGCAGAGGAATGTCACCAACCTGGATGCCAGAGGCCACGCCATCATCGATCTTCAATGAAGGATCGAACTTCTTGAGGAACTTATTCACGACCTTGGGGATGGTCTTGTCATACAAGTCGCGCGGCGCATTGTATCGAGCTTTTTGGACGGCACCTGGAGTCCAGGCGAAATAGTCGTAATCGTTCTCGATGGCGTAACGCAGAAGTCTGAGGATGACAACTCGCGGCCAGCCACGCTCGTCCATAGACTTGAACGGCATGTCGGGTCGGCCCGAGCCTTGTATTTCTCTTATTTCTTTTTGCAAATTATCTCTAGCACTCACAGCGCTGCGATATTCATCCAGCAACGCTTGAGTGTCGGGGTTAAGCGTAGGAACTTCCATTAACTTTGTTGAATTGAATTTTGCCAGCAATGGATCAGGTATATTCTCACGTTTAAGCAACGCATCAGAAATAGCTTGATGAGCGTTTATGCCAACCGGACTTTCGAGCGTACCTCCCCTTCTTATAGAGTCTAATTCCATCGCAAAGTTGTTATAGTTTCTGATCATTTCCTTTGTTGCATCTGAAATTCCCTGACCGCCGTCGAGGGCCTCCTGAGCGGGGACACTTAACGGCATAAATGTCTCTAGTGAATTTGTTACGCTAGGGGGCAGGAACTGTTGCCCATACTCATCAGCAAGGTGTCCATAAAAATCCGATGACTCTGTTAGCATTCCCCGCATAGTTGTTGGCCCAGGCATATTGCCGTCCAGCACATCTGGCAGCAGGTCTCTGATCCCCAATAGGTCAGCAATGTCTGTATAAATTTCCTCTCCTGACCGCTGTTCTGATGTAGGCACCATACGATTTGAAACGATTAAAGTATCATCTGGGGTGGCTTTTAAATCTGCTATTAACGCATGAAATAACGGGCTTGCCTCAACTCTCTGTCGATCAGACAGTTCCGATGCGCTGTGGAACATTTCCTCAATGCTCTCGTTCGCTTCCTTTAATTTGGCTTCCTCTTTTGCAGTCGATCGGCGGTAGATGGGCGGGCCGTAGCCACCACCCGGCAATCTCTGTTTCTTGTGCAAATCAGATTGAGCCTCATCGAGCAAGAAACCTTTTCCTTTCCCTCTGATATTTAGATCTGAAACCCGCACATGTGCCCCCACGTTTTCAGGTGAGATCAGGTCACTTTCTGTGGCCTCTCCCAGATCACGCGATGTGAAACCCTCAGCAAAGTCATCTGAAAAATGACCGTATCGATATGGATCATCAGTCGGGTTCGGAAACTTGAAAAGCAGCTCCCGGTAGTTTTGGCTCTTACTCCCAGCCATCGTATAGCCCATATACTCCGGCTCGAACTCACCGCCTTCATAATCATAGTCAACCAAACCCTGCTCATAGGCGTCATCTACTGCCCCCTGCTGTGCGTCATCTAAACGCTCAAAATATCGATTTCCACCCATACCGGGCGTCTCTAATGTCCACCCGATCTCGTCACTGCCTGTGATGACGTACCCATGTCCAGAATCGTCGAAATACTGATAATAAGGATTCTCGTCGTATTCAGCTTTCGCAATATCGTAGAGCGCATCATCAGCATCGCCATCATCTGCTATTCGCTGAAGCACGTTCTGCCATGTAGCGTTGTCCACAACTTCATCAGAAAGGACGCCCAGGTCTTTCAGGTCGCGAACAGCTCTTAAAAAATCAATTTCGGACAAAGGGACATCGAGCGCACCATACGGGTTAGAAAGTTCCCTGCCGCCCATATCGGCTGGAGTTTTAATATAAAGCGCCCGGTCAGAACCTGGAGTGATACCCAGCTCCTCAAGAACATGCCCGCGCAATAATCTGGGACTGACTTTGTCGGCGACCTGATCCCAGTAAAAATCAAGCTCCGATCTCATATCATCGGCGCGAGACGATATATAATCCAAATCCTCAACAACTTCCTGACTCCAAGCGGTAGGCACAGTGCCTTCCTGAGCCTCAATTTCTTCACGACCACCACGCTCGACCTTCACGCCTTCAATTTCTTCGATCTCCACGCGATTTTCTCTGAGATGCTCGATGATCTCCTGCTTCGTGATCCGCGCCTTTTTCCCCTCGAGGATGCGCCGATCAAACAGGTCATCGAGGCCCGTCCAGACGAGCTCTTCTTCTTTGACACCGGCAACTTTAAGCAGCGCTGCCCGCATCTGCGTGGGCGTTCCCTTCTCCTGTTTCAGCTCCCGGGCAGCACGCAAGGCGGCGGAGTAGAAGCCAAGTTCGTCCAGGTCATGTGCAAAAAGCGGTTTCGGCGGCATTTCAGCGACAGGCGTACCAGGAAGATCGGCAGCGGTCTGACGCGGCTCGTCAGGCACCAGCGGCAGTTGCCTGGGTCCAGTGGGGGCTGGCGCAGGCATGGCAACATCAAGATCAGCAGACGTAGGCGCTGCTTCAGTCGGTAAACCGAGCTTTCTCGACAGATGGTCGATTGCCCGTTGCCGGTTGTCAGGATTGCCCTTGAGCGCCTGGAAGGCTTTGAAAAAAGGCACGGCAAGATCGAAGGGCAGGCCGATTGCAGCACCCTCGAACGCATTCTTGATCCGCTGCCCCAGACGCTCCGCTGCGTCCGCATCTTCACCGACCGGCGTGCCGAGATATAAAAGCACGGCATCTGGTTCGACACCCAGCTCCATGAGCATTGTCGAGAAGTTTCCTTCTTCGGGATCAAACAGCGCATCAGCGATTCCGCCCAATGCCATGAAGCGAGCGGTGCCGTATGGTATGGTCCCGAGCGTGCCAAGACTGAATGCTCCCATCGCCGCCACGAAGTGCGTGAGATCAGCGCCGATCTGCCCGACCATTGTCTGCGGATCAGTGAAGAACTTCGGCAGAGTGTACGCCTCGTAATTGTCAGGGCGCTCATCGGTCAGACGCAGTCCCTGATCATCCCAGATGACAACGGGATCGACGCCGAACTGTCGGAGAATATTAGGAGTCGTGCCAGGAATGTCATACAAGAGTTCACTCATCTCATGGGTGATATCCAGAAAACCCTGCGCTGCGCTGTGTATTCCTGACCACAGGGCGCGTCCCGTCTCCTGATTTACATCGAGGATGGTACGACCGACTTCGGCGTAGGGCTCCATCACACGATCGTAGAATTTGACGGCACCATCGAACGCATCGTCATCGAGAAGGTTGCGTGGATCGATGCCCTGGTTCTCGAAATCCTGAGCGTCAGGACTAGTCAACACACGACGGTTGTCCATCCTTTTACCGTGATACGAGCGCACCCAATCCTGATCTTCATACTCGTCTGGCGGAAGGGAGATTGGTTCGACCGGCTCAAGCTCTGTCTCCTCGACGGGCTCAAGCTCTGTCTCCTCGACCACACCCTCTGTCAGCGTCATCCGCAGCGGCTCACCCGCTTCCTGCTCATAAACAGGTTCTGCAATCTGAGGCAGATCGATCTTGGGCAGATCGGGATCGGGAAGGTCGCCGACAACAATTGATGCGTCTGATACGTCGGTCATTTTTTAAGATCCCGGCGTGGTAACTTTAAGGTTTTCTAGTCGGTCTTGCTGACGGCCCAGAACTGATTCACTAATCTCTTCGATGCTCTTCGACAGTGCCCGAAATTTTGTGAGGCCCAGCCGAGCTCTATTTTCCTTCGCCCAATTTTTAGCTGCCGTCACAGTATCTTGTGTCCAGGTACTCGCATCTCGTGGGAATTCCGTGTCAGGGATGCTGCGAGGCAGGTATGCCGGGTGGAACTGTGGCGGGTCGTCAATGTTTAGAACGCTATTGACAACGTCATTAAACGCCGTTGTTGGAGTTGAGCCTGCGGAGATACTTTGCCAGTAAATACGAGTCGCTTCCGCAACCTGTGGCACCTTGTTCTCCTCTATTCCATCAGGCGTTTCGCCTGCTGCCGATCTGGCATAACCCAGATAGCGTGCCACTTCGCCACTATCTCTCTCTTCACTGCGTATCTGCTTCGCGTACTTAGCAAAGGCCACATAATCACTATGCGTCAGCAAGGACTCCCGGCCACGCCCGACCGTCTTATGAGCTTTATCAAGCAGCCCATCAATCACATGGGCTTTGGTTTGCGGAGCTACTTCAGAAGCGGAAGCAGTCGTCACGAGATCCATATACAGAGCGCTCTTGAAGATTCCATCGCTTTCCAGCGGCCCCGCCTTCAACGCCATAACGGTCAGAGCGGCTGTCGCTGCTGGTGCCAAACCTTGCGAGTTGGGTTTTGAATCGACAACTTCACGCACGTCTTCAAGACTCAAATCACCGTCCGCAGCTCTCAGCAATAGTATGTTGTGGCTCTCCGCCTGATCCGCCTTCAACTGCCGCGCGCGCTCGGCTCGGTCTGCCGTTTCCTGGGCCTGCTCGTCTCGCAGAAGGCGGTACTTCTTTCTATCCAGTTGTCCTCTCAGGCGGTCGCGATCTTTGACCTTGAGCCACCTGTAGTTGTTGGGGTCTTCAACCTGCGTCAGCAACTCCTCCACCTGATCTGCCGTTCGAGCCATCAGGTTCCGCTGATTGACAGCGCTCAATGCTATCCTGCTCTGCGCGGTTAGCTTCGTCTTCTGCGCTGCCGTGAAATCAATAACGTTGGTCTTCGCCCCAGTGTCCTGTAACGCGTTTATTGCGTTAATATTTGAGATAACATTGAGAGGCAGCGTGTTTGTGTCGCCATTCCAATCAGGCGGCAATGCATTTGCTGCAGCCGTAATAGCTTCTTCTGTGCCAGCGGCTATATCTGCCGCAGCTTCATTCGTCAGGCGACCGGCGTAGAACGTGCTGAGGGTGCGCCGTTTATCAGCCAAGTGTGCGGCATAATTCGATTGCACTTGAGTTCTGGTGAGAGGGTCGAAGATGTCATTGCCGACAGTCTTGCCGTAATTGCTTATCTGCTCATCGAACCAGCCGAGAATGCCGCCTTTGTCCATGTATTTGGGATCGTTAACAGGCCGACGCTGCGCCTCCGTAAATACGTCATCGATCTTAGCTTCATTTTTCGATTTCGCCCCAGCAATCACGCCGTTGCGGTGGAGCGTGTACGCAACCTGACCCCACTGTGCAGCCTTGTTACTCAGGTCTTCCCACGCTGCAGCTTCTGCCCGTGCCGGTGCCGAGAAGACGCCAGCAGGAGCTTTCACGGTCATTTGCTGACCCGGCACACCCACCACGCGCTTGGCCGTTGCTCGATATTTCGGAACCTCCATCGGCTAAGCCCTCATAAATATAGAGGCAGCTTTGCTCGCGCCGCCGAGCAGACTCTGCGTGGCCTGAGTGCGAAGTGCTGCACCTCGCGATGCACCGCTCAATTGTTCAAGGTTACCCCTCAGTCGATCTTGAACCGCTCCCTCACGCTGAGCATCTGCGCTTACTCGCATGGCGTAATCATTGCGGCGCTGCTGGTCCTCAAACTCGTCAGCATTATACGCGAGCTGCAGGGCGGCTGAGCCCTCCAGCATCCATCCGTTGTGCTGTAGCGCGAGCTCCGTCCCTGCCTGCAGGTCTGCAAATTCTTGCGCGTCATCTTGACGATCGAGCAGATTGATCTGACCGATCTCACGCGCCTGCTGCTCTTTAATCTTCGCATCACGCTCAGCGAGCGTCTGGTTATAGGTGCCGACCTGCTCTTCGGTTTTGGCCGCTTGGCGATATGACCGCGATGCCATAACGCCGCCCACGACGGCTGTTGCTGCAGCTACGCCTGCTAGTACGAGTTTAATGGCTGGCATCCAAAACCTTCGCGTATCTAAAATAATCGGCACCCTCAACGCCGAAACGGCGCATCAGGCCCTCGCGCTCGAAGCCCAGCCATTCGGCCAGGCGTATCGCTTTCTCAAACTTGTGATGGATGTTCGCCTGCGCGCGGTAAATCCCGCGCTGCCACATCACGTCATCAAACATTGTGCGTATTTGCCGAGCGACCTTGATCTGATGCCGCCCGACATCGTCGGAAGAAATCATCCAGGCCTCGGCCACTCCCTTCCACAACGGGACCAGACCAGCGCTGGCGACGATCCTGCCATCGACCTCAGCGCTCCAGCTCATTCCTTGAACGCGCATCTGCGCCATATGTAGATAGAAGCCTGGCACCGGCTCCTCACCGGCCATCTCCTCCTCGGCATGCCTGACCTCGAACTGTTTGAGGTTCAACGATCGAAGGTCTGCAGTCTCGGATAGACGCCGATGATCGTCATCGGCAACGCCTGGTTCTGCGCTATGTAGATCTGACCCTCATGTCCGTAGCCACCGTCGAACTCGATATCTTTATCTCCGGTGAACAACGGCACCGCCGTATCCATCGCCATGGATGAATCTCTGAACGGAACGCGGTCATTGACCGTGGAGCTTTCGCCGACGAGCAAGCCAACTGTTCGATACAGGCGGACAGACACGTCTGAAATGCGTTTAGTCTTTCCCTGGCTGGTGCCTTCCTGTGATCCAGCATCCACCCGCAGTGTCAGCAGGTGAGATGTGAACGGCAGGCCGACGTGCGCCGATGTCGTCGTCCGTTCCAGCACAATCTGAGATGGGTCTGCAGCAGGGTGCCGCGTTGGATGTGTCGCGCCGTTTGCCAGGACTTCAACGTCGAAACCTCGCAAATGCTCGACGCCTGTCAGTGTCGAGGCAGCGGTGCCTGAGTATGTGAGGCCGCTATCAACATAGAACGCATCAGCGACATCGGTGCCGAAATCAAACAGCTTGAACCGCTCGACGTATCTCTTGGTCGCGGTCGTCCTAGTTGATGCATAGACCGTCATGGTGCCAGTGCCAGCGTCTGAGAAAGCTATCTTCTTCGCATCTGTATCTGCAGACGCACCAGCAGAATCAATGAATATTGAAAAGACATTGGTCGATACGTTGCGCGCGAAATAGACCGTCGCGCCATCGGCCTTGAAGATATTGGTGTCATCTCCAGCCTGCGCGCCCGTGGGCACGACGCCGTTGGTATCGAACGTGATGGCGGTGCCTGTCGATAAGCCATGATTGGTTGCATTGATCCGATTGTTTGTCGTGTCCGCGCCTGCGCTGAGAAGCAACGGTACATCTACAGTCCGCGCGACTATGACCCAGAGCTCATCCTCACTCGCGGTGCCGGGGATCGACGCGATCGATTCAACATGACCGTAAGTATAATCAACCGCCGATTTCGTAAACTTCCCCGCGATCTTGTGCCGGTGCCAGGCGACGACATCTTCGTCGCGGCGGTACGTCATCGCCGCCAGGACACCATCGTCACGAACGCACCAGAGGATTGAGTCCGGCTCTTTCATGTAGGCCATCTCGACGATGCCGCTCTCGGTGACATGCTCCGACAGGATCGTCAGGTCAGGCGCTTTATAAGAGTCGCTATCGAAATCGAATACGAGCTCCTGCACCTTTCTCGAATTGCGATGCAGAAACAGCGTGACGTTTGCCACTGTCTCAGGCCGGACATCTGCCGAGCCATAACTGCATTGCCTTTTGATCTGCGCGTTGGTCGGCGTCAGCGGACTGTCCGCACCCGATGCCCTCACCGCGAATTCGCCGCCGACCGTGCCGACGAGTAGTGATCTCGTCGCTGACAGGTAGCGAATAGCATTCACCTGATTGGAAGCAATCGTATAGGTCAGCGCGTTCGTATCGATGACCGAACCATCGACCTCTGAGCCGGTGAAGTTTTCATAATCGCCGGAACTGGAGAACCACAGCGTCTGCGGGTAATCCGTAGAACCGGCAAAGACCAGACGCTCTTCATAGAATGATACAGCGCCAGGGAAGCCGGTCGTCGTTGACCAGTGACCCAGCGCCCAATCCGTTGTCGCGCCGAGCGTTCCCACGATCGTGACCGTGTCGCCTGCAGCCTCTGTCACCAGATCATCGGCAGGCTTGAGAAGCATCGTATCGTCAGTCACCTGGACGATCTTCACTGCCTTATTGTTCGAGGTGCTTCCCGTGATGGTGACGACCATGTTGGCGGTGAAGCCTTCGTCGATGAAGTTCCTCCCGGTGTCTGTCAAACGATCGTTGTGTTCCAGGCCTGTCGAGTCAGGATCGCCTTCCGTAAAACTGATCGTCGTCGCCGTATAACTTGGCAGGATCTCTGCAGTGCCGTCCGGCATCGTGCCCACGGTCGCAGTGACCACTGTCGCCGAGCTGAAGGCGGTGATCTCAAAATAGCCGTTGAATATCTTCACGAGCCGTCCGACATCGGTCGAGGCGAACAGACTTGCGGAAGCAGTCAGCGTTGCACCGCTGCCAGATCGGGCGTTGGGCGTAATCGTTGTCGTCGTGACGTTAGCGTCGAGGAACGGGCCGTTGACGAAATCCACTTCGCTTAACGTCCAGGCATCGTGATCCGTCCTGGTCAGCGACCGCGTGCTGACGCTTGGGTGGCAGATGTACATAACGTCCGCTGACTGCGCGAACTTCAAGGCTCGAAGCTGCGCGGTCGTGTAAGGCGTCGCGATTTCATAGACGACATTCGCCACGCCGCCGGAGGTGTAGGTCGAGTAATCTCTGCTATCAATTCCGGCAAGCTCGAACGTATTTGTCGTCTTGTTGTCGATCTTGAAAGTGCGTGCATTCACCTGCGTCATGCCTGCGACTGAGCTGATGACAACATGCTCATCATCGTCGTAGCCGTGTGAGGTCGCGGTCACGACTGCTGGGTTTGCCTTTGTAATTGCAGTAATCGTCTTGTTGCCCTCAACGACCCTGCCGCCATCCTTGTAGACGCGCATATATAAATTGCCGAATTCAAGGATGTACGCCTGGGTGGTAGAGAACTCGAAGGGTATGAGTCTGCTCTGCGCCGATGAGTTTTTAATCTCCCCGATATACTCGGTGCCAGGTCGCCGGGTCAGACCGCCGTGGGGATGGACGATGAAGTTTTCTATCTCTTCCGCAGCAGAACCATACTTCGCCAGGTCGGTTCTGCCATGAAGACGCGGAGAGAACTCACCAGCCGTGAAAGCGGTGAATGCAGGAGACGCCTGCGCCATTTAGAATCGCGCTTCAATAAATGTGTCTGCAACGATCGCGTCTGGATAGCCCTCCTGGGCGTCCGCAAACCGCGCTTCCTTGAGCTTGATCTCGTACATCGCGAACATGTTGGTGCTGAGGGTGCTTGACCCAACCAGCGGGTAGGCGATGTCTGACGCCAGGCGCGCAGCCAGAGCTTCGATCAGTAGGAAATCGTACATGTTGGGGTCTTCATCGCGAGCGACGTACTGAATGTAAACCGTCCCCTCATCCGTCAGCAGGTAGCGATTGCCCTCGACCTTGAACTCGATGTCTCGCCGCTCGTCGTCTCCATCATCCGAGATCGTGAGAACGCGCAGGCAGTAAGGGTCGGAGGGCAAGCTATATCGGTAGGCGAACTTGTACACGGGAGCGGTAGCATCCTGCCCCAACTTGACCCTGCGGATCAGGCAATTCCAGGGATGCGCGCGGAACACGGCATCGCGGATGAACGTGTAGCGCTGATTGCAGACACGCGCGGCCTTAGAGTCCTCGGTCAGCGACGTGATGATCGAGCTACCGACCATGTTTAGCGCACTGTTTACGATGTCCACATTCGATGTCATGCAGAATCCTCAAAAAGAAAGAGGGGGGGCCGAAGCCCCCCCGATACTCAGTCGAGAATGTAGGTGATGAGCCAGCTCAAATCGCCAGCCGTGTCACCTGCTGCCGGGAACGCCAGACCAATCAGGTAGTAGCCACCTGGGTCGGTGCTGTCGCCAGCATCCTCAAAGACCTGCTGGCCCATGAGGTTCACATTGCGAGCCTCGAACGCAACTTCTGTACCTGTCAACACAGCAGCCCGAAGGTCTGTAATTGCGCTGGCATAGCAGTCTGCATCCTTGGCAGTTACGTCTCCATCGGCGGTGTAAAGGCCGACATTGCAAGTGTTGGTCGTACCCGAATCAAGGTCGTCGTTGTAGAGCTTGATGCTTACAACAGCGGCATTGGTCGGGACTTGCGCCAACATTACGGTATCGCTTGCAGATAAATCGCCAGCGGCCAGAGCCACCGTTCCGCAAGCAACGCGCATTGATCCACCGAGTTCATGCGTAGGGTTATGAACGGGCGGGCTCGCCAAGAAATTCGTGACGAGATCAGTATTGACGTTAGCCATCTGTCATTCCTTTCCTGTCTACTCGTTGCACGCGATTTCGACGACTTTCTCTTCTTCCATCCTCGTGCAGCCAATCGACATTGCGGCATACACTTGGGTGGAATAACTCTTGTCCGCACGCTCGTCGATTCGCGCTGACATGTCTTTACCAACGGCGAGAGTGATGCCGTCCTCTGCCCAGGCGATTACCTGGCGGGAGGTGCCGTCATCATCCAGCCGATTAGTAACGATGAACTCGAATCCAACGTAGGAATTGACCTCGCCAGTTGCGAGAGCTTTTACCGTGTTGAAGTCTGAGCTCGTTACTGTCGTGTTGTTGAGCAGGTCTTCAATCTGCTCAGGACTTACTGCAATCCAGCGCTTGATACTTGGATCAACGTCGTTTGCATCCAAGATTTTCTTCGCGCTGATGAGCTTGGCAATCGTCAAGCCCGCAGAGCCGTGAGCAATTTTCTGACCAGCAGGCAACGTCGTCGAGGTGCTACCCGAAGCACCCGTTTTCGCCGTGCCTATTGCGGCATCGATGATGACATCATCCATTGCACGACCTAAGCCTGCGGCTGCTGCCTGGGCATAAGTCGATGTTGGATCAGCCAACATCCTCACCTTGTCTTGATCGTCAATCAGGTCGGCCCACTCATAGTCTGTCAGCGCGACTTGCCGACGTGAGTGAGGCGTCGTTCATACCCGCTACGGCTTTCGCCGCCAGCAAAAATGCTGTTTGTGGTCTGGACTTTCTCTTGACCGTCGCCCGTAGCGTTACGGTTTCGCCCGTTAAGTCTCTACACCTTCCGCTTTGCGGCTTGGCTCGGGATCACCAGATTAAAGGCTTCCCCGAATTTGAGCGATTTTCAGCAAGCTGTTTCCAACCTGCCAGGCAACTAGTTTACCAATGGCGTATCCGCATGCCGCGATGTGCGTTGAATTGCGGCGGCGGAACCAACCTGATCAAAGAACGCCTTCTCGCCCGTCACCGTTTCCACGCGAACGGCCTTGCGGAGCAGCGAACCACGTTGCTGCGCCAACAGGGCGACGTTTGCGGAGAATTGATTGACGAACGCAGTAGTGATCTGCGTACTCATTGAGGTCTCCAAGAACGAGAGTTCTCAGAGGGCTATCCGCAGGATCGCGGACCTTCCTGCCGGTTAGGCCGACTACTCCGCTGTCTTTCCAGCAGTCAGCAGGACGCTACTGACGCTACCCTGACTTTTTCGTTGCGCGCCTGGCTCGCGTCTTCGGGGCCGG